GAATCCTTTATGATTATCTCCGTAAACAACAACATCATACCCATAAAATTTCTCACCTGATTTATTCTGATTTAGTTTTTTCAATTGTTTTTCATCTGGAGCATCAGGATAAGAACAACCTGGTATCCAAACATAATCGTGAATAACTGCTATATTAATTACTTTCGTTTCCACAGGGCAAGATTTAATTTCGTAACCAGGAGGAAATCCAAATATTTTCAAATTGTTAGTATTCCTTTTCGTTGAATCAGGTGAAAGGTTTTTAATCTTGTAGGATTCAACTAAAGTCCAATAAGCACTACGATGAATATCCTCATATCGGTGATTTGGCAAATCATGTTGTCCTGGAATTGCATACATATTATTAGGTAGGTACATAAGTGCATAATTTATCAATTCGGGAGGAGCATTCCACCCATCTGCAATACCCTTGTTCCTATCGAATATATCACCAGCACAGATAACAGGACAATCATATTTGTCTTGTAACAATCTCATCTCCTCCAATGGTCTTGCTTGTGCTTCCAACCAATCTGGTTCCGCACTTCTCCAAATGGGCGGATTCAAAGATAGGTGTATATCGGACAAAAGTATTGCAATTACCTTTTCATCTTCGCTCCGCATAAAGGGCATCGTCCTTCTGCGATTTCTCCTAACTCTATTGTGAGTTTGTTTAAGATTCTTTCCGTTTGACATTTCTCTTGTCTCCTGTTTTCAATCGATTTAATTAGTGTATCCAATCTAACATATTGCTCGGTTACTTGTTCCGTCTTCTTTCTAAGTTTTTCCAAAGGTAGGATAGAGGGTGGTCTGGTCTTTATAATATTTTTCAAGTTCCGACCAGACTTGACCAGTTTTGATAGCTTTTCAATTGAATCAGCGATTTTGAGGCATTTCCTACCTATAGACATTACTTTTAAGCCGTCTGTCGCTTGATTTAAGCTACTTTCCCGTATGACCCTATACTTTGATACTAATTCTATCTTTTCATTGATTGTAGAGTGTTTTCGTGCGTTTTCTTCATATTGCTTTTGCAACTTTTCTACATTCTCAAGGTCTTGGTTCAAATCTTTGACATAAGCTAATTCCTTCTTTTCTTCCACAGCCTTTTCCAGAGCCTTCTCAGTTATCTTAATTACTGTTTTGGTCTCCCGCTTCTCAGAATCGATGTCGGCAAGTGTAGAATCAATCAATTCCAAATTAATTATGCTGTTTAGCTGTCTGCTTACTTCACCAGCCGTCTCGCAAAACCAGAAAGGAGCTTCGTGCTGCTTTTGAAAATTGATTTCTGAAAGGTTCATAATTTTTGCTACATTTCCTGGTACATCACCTCCAAATGCAACATAATTCTTTTTATTGATTTTGTACAAATTGGTATCTTTACTACGAATCCGAATAACTTTCTTATCATCTATGAACAATCTAACTCTTGCTTTGTTGGCATCCCAATTTATGAACGTGAGTCCTGCTGGTTTATTTAATGCTACCCATCGCAAGGCACGGAGAATCCAAGATTTGCCAATGTAGCTTCTGCCTACAATGGTGGTAACTTGTGGGCTGAATTCAATGTCCAACTTTTCGTTAGTGCCAACATTTCTTATTTGGAGCTTTTCTAAAATTTCGTTTTTCCCTTATATATTCTTTTAATCATATTTTGAAAAATTCGTGTCCAAACTTTTCTGTCATCATTTGCTTCTATATTACAAGAACAACATAACGTGATTAGATTTTTAGGATTACTATTATTCTTATCATAATTAATATGATGCACATCCAGTTTTTTACCATTAGATTGTTTAATTTTACTACAAAGTTGGCAAATATGATTATCACGCTCACGGATTTTTTTAGCTATCCCATGCCAATTATATGGATAAGGCAATAAAGAAGTTCCGCCTTTCCAACGAGAACTCTTTTTACCCATTCGTTTCTTTGCGGCTTCACTATAATTTTCTCTTGCCTCTTTTGAACATACCCTACCTATATTCGCTTTGCTTATTTTCTGTTTAGTTTCTTCTGTCATTGGATTTTCTTTGAATCTTTTCTTTTGGGCGTTACTTATTCTTTTTCTACTCTCTAAAGAACAAAAATTAAAATGGGGTTTGCCTTTCCGTACTTTACTCATTTTTCTTTTAGATTCTTCAGAGTGACATTTGCCTTTATGAGATTCACTCATTTTTCTTTTAGATTCTTCCAAATGATGCTTATCAGCCATCCAAGACTTATTTCCTTTTACAAATTGTCCTTTCATATTTCTCATCATAATATCTCCAGTAAAAAAGTCAATCAGGTTGCTATCAGAGCGGACAGGTTGTGTCCTTGAACTGACCTGATTGACTTTGTTATCTTTATTGACTCTGATAGCATACATATATTATAAGCTTTCTATTGGAGATTCACAAGGTAATTATTTATTTTTTCTAAATATTTTTTTACTATCGAATTATCCTTTTGGAGATAACCATCTGGGCCAGCTATCCAACAAGCTGCCATATCCTCCAGATTCATATCTTTGCAATAATGATTCATATAGATTTTACACATCTGACGACTTTTGATTCGATTATATCTATCATTTAATGTATATTCACTTCGTCCTAAAATACGATTTATGTCTCTAACCATTATTGGATGTATCTGCATACATCCTACTGCCCGACCATTATCACCAATGGCATTAACATTTCCATTACTCTCTACATATTCAATAACATCTAAAAGAGCAGTAACGGTAAAAAAGCCGAGGCTTTCCCTGACAGGGGAGTTAGTCTCATCAGGTTCTGCCCCGGCCACACGAAAGGATGGACTGTTTGGAATTAAACTCACAAACAATATGCCCCCAAACATTATAAAGGCAATAATACAGATTGTGAGAATTGTTTCATTTGTATTCTCTGTATAATTGTCATAATTGGCCATTTTTCTCCTTCTCTTTTATCCTAAAATAGACTTATCCATTTCTCTCTGTTTTCTGGTTTATTGGCTTCAAATCCCCATTCTTTCAAATAATCAGAGCTTTTTATTGACCAATCTTTTCCCCTAATTGGTAATATTATCTCTTCAAGTAAATAAGCTAATAACATTGGTGTACCCATAATATCGTTCATAAAGTCATAAAGTTCTAAATCCCTGCCAAGCCTTTTGTTATTATATTTTAGAAAATGAGCTGCTCCTTTGTCTACTTTGGTTGTTTCATCTTCTTCATTAAAAGACATTGTCACTCTACCATCAGATGTGTCAATTATACATCGAGCAAAATCAAAAATCTCATCTTTAATACTCATTTTCTTTTCTCCTTATCGTATTCCAAAACTGCGTTGAGCTCGTTCTTCACCTAAACTTCTATAATCATCACCAAGTTCCTCATATTCTTCGTCTTCTTTCTTTCTTCTCTTCTTTTTTCTTCTGTTGTGCTTCTCTCTTATCAATCCCCACCTCGTTCCTAATTCAACCAAATTTGACGTTCCAAAAATGAATTTTCTTAGTTCATCTTCCTTCTCAAGCTTTATCCGAAAGTAATCAGCATACTCAAGATTATCGAATCGACCAACTCTCGCCATAATTTCGGCCTTGGTCCATTCAGTTATCAGTTTAACCAGTATTTTTCTTTGTTGTAATGCTTCTGATTTCTTCATATCGTTAAATTATCTCTCAACCTCATAAGCAATTTGCCTAAACGATTTTTTCCTTTACCCTTACAAATACCCCAATAAGTATCACCCCGCCAATTACCTTCTATCAGTATCGCATCTCCCGTAGCCAAGAGTCTACTCTTGAGTTCTGAGTCTCTGAATTTCTGTTTTAGAAAGTGATACATAATAACTTCTTTAACCGTTTCCCAGTCCTTTCTCAATTTCAATTTCTTTCCTATTCTTTTGGCTGCTTGTGGTGTCGATAATTGGGCAATGATTTTCCGTTTTCTTATTGATAATGTTTTGCAGGCCTGAAATCCGTGCTCTACACTTGGGTAAATTACTCCTTGATATTCAACTTTACAAGGCCAGAAATTTGACAAAAATCTGTATTTGCCTTGAAACTCTTTGATTATTTTTCTCTTTTTCATAATGTTATATTGGGGTTTCAATTTTATTTCCGTAGAACCAACCACAATTACTACATTCCCAAGCTTCTCCATTCCATCGGACATCTTCTTCATCACACACAAGGCATTTGAAGACTTGGGCTTCTCGGTCAAGTTGTTTCTTTTGTTTTGCTGTTAGTTTTTTCATTTGATAACACTGGATTCTGATGTCTGACGGATGTTGCCAATTTTGACAGGTAGAACCGCCCAATGTGCAGCCATATCAACAGGGCAATAACCTCCTGCTCCGTGCATATACAATCCACCTTTGTACCACTTTATCACACAGAGTCCACTTGGATGTTCAAATATATCACCTTCCCACCAATCAAGGTTTTTATCGTTCTTGTCCTTGAGGCCGGTGAATTGACCTACTGTTTCAGGGATGACTTCGATAGGGGCATAACTAATATCATCATAAATTACTGAATATTTCTGGTAATGCGAATCAGTTATTAACCTATACCATCCATACATCCACTTGCCTTCTTTGGTTAAGCCTCCGTATTGTCTCATTTCGAGTCCCCTTTCTTAATTTTTTTCATTGCTCGCTTAAAACATTTAGGGTCAACAGCAAACGTAAATTCTTCAAGTGTTGTTACAAATATTTTCTGGATATAATACTCATCAGGTAAAAGGAATCGAAGAGTCATTTGGGGATAACAACCATCTGGCTCACTTCCCACTTTCATCAATAATCTCTTTAATTTAACAGGCATTGCAATCATAGGTTTTTTACGGTCTCTTGCTGTTATAAGTAACCAAGAAAAAGTCTTTGCATCCCTTTGCTGGTCTTTGGCTTGTTGTATAAATTGTCTGTATGGTTGTTTTGTTTCATTTGGTAATCTATCTATCAAATCAAAGAATGAGTGGTAGCTATATCCCTTTTTAATCTCAATAGTACAAAGGTCGATTAGTGGCTGGCCTATTGGGTCAGTGGCTTGGATATCCCCATATTGTCCAAAAGTAGAAGTACCTTTCTTACTCCGATTTGTTGCACGGGCACCACTGATAGATGTTCTCCAAAATATATCATTCCTTTCACCTTCTGTCCACCATAGACTTAATTCCTTGCAGATATGGCGTTCCCATTGACTACCTTTTCTTGAAATGTTCATAATTATGCTCCATGAAAAATTCTCAGTTTAATTTCTAATTGTTTTATGTTCTTCAATTCTCTCTCCCAAATAATTAAAGTTTTGTATCCATACTTAGCAAAATGATTTTGTCTTCGTATTCTATGTATTTTCTTTTTTAATCCTGTTACTTTTTTTGAATGCCAATAATCACCAAACATTTCTATTATTTTTTTCTGTCCATTAACATTTATAAAATCTGGATTCTTTCCATTTATCCAAATTTTCCCATCTCCAACATATTTATATTCATTTGGAAATAATTTGTATAATAATTTGTATAATTTTCTTTCTGGTTTGTTAAAACCATTTCCCAAGTCCTTTTTGAATTAAAGATAATTGATTTTTAGCATATTGCACATCTCGCCATTTTTTACTTTGTATTATACTCCTTTGTTTTGTATTATCAAAACATGTTCGACATTGTTTACTATTCCCACCAATAATTTTATTACAGGTAAGACAGTGAGTGGTACTAATTCCTCCTTTCCAAGCAGGATGATTTTTCCCTTGTTGTTGTTTTTCATATTGGTTTTGGATTTCCACCTTTTCGTTTTTTCTTCTTAGACTTCATTTTTTACTTCCAAAGATATTTTCCTAATACACATGGCTTGATTTTGCAATTCTCACATACTTCAGGATTTCTTTTTAATTGTTTAATTATCTTCTTTGCCTCACTGTGATTTGGAATGATACCGTTTTTACATAATCGTTTAACTTTAATCATTTGTCAAATAATCCTCTCTTTTTGATTTTCTTTCTGTAAAATATAGCTATCCTTGGAGCGTGGTTTGGAATACCACCAATGAAAACTCTTTTCACTGTGATATATTCTTTGTTAGGGGGTGGCATAAAACGACTGTGATATATAATAAATAGACCGCCTGGTTTCAATACTTTGTCACATTCCTTAGTCCATATCTTATATTTCAATCCAGGTGTTCCATAAAGTTTTTTTGCTTCTTTATTAGAATACGGAGGGTCAGCAAGAATCACATCAAATTCCTGTTTTATTATTCTTTCTGAAAGTTTGTGTATATCCCAAAGTAAATCTGGTTTCACTTCTGGATTTATATCTACTCGAAAACCAAACCTACAGATACCACAAAAGGCATTCAATATCTTGGGATTATATTGATGCAATATATCCTTAGCCAACCTAATAAGCCATTCTTCACAATACAAAGGCATTCCACCTCTGTATTTATTTTTGGCTGGGCGAGGTAACCACCAGGCTAAGTTCTTCTTTGTTTGAGATTTTGCTCCATACCCTGTCATTTTATTTTCCATCTGAACCAAAGAGGTTTAATCCATGCAGCATCAGGATAGTTCATTGAATATGTCTCGCATATTAACAAACCTGTGCCTGCGCATTCTCCGCATTCAAATTCAGGCTTATACTTGTCTTGACCATTGCCTTTGCATCTAAAACATAAAAAAGCAGTTTGATTGACAACACCGTAAAGTATATCAAATAAGACAAAAATCAAACTTATAAATGTTCCAAAAATAAAAAGCCAAAATAAATATTTCATTTTCTTTTCTTCGTCCATTTACCATTAATAAAATCAAGGTCACCAACTTTATAAACTCTATTCCGTTCCTCTTCAGTCATTGGGCGGCCACAACATTCTGTAGTCAATTCACCTTCACCTGCCTTACATACTTCACAAAAAGCAAGGTCGCCATGAACCAATGTTATATCGTGTTTTCTCGCTTTCCTTTCCTTAATTAATTCAATATCTTTACACGTCTCCCTGTATAATATATTGGTTAATTTCTTTCCTGTTTTTATTGGTTCCATAGGAGCCAAATCTATAAATTCTAAATGATAACCAAAATCACCATCATTTTGTTTAACAATAGCTTTATATCCTCCACAGTCAACTTTGTTATCTTCAAAAATATTGTTGCCGTGCTTATCTTTGAATACAAAAGGATGGGCAATACACTGAATTATAAGATTGTACGTTGGAACATCTATATGTCTAATTGCTCGCCAATTTGCTTTCTCAAGGTTTGTAGCATAGTATATGCCTCTGTCTATTTTCAAATAACCAATTTCTGTTTCATTTTTTTCAAGTTGGAATAGGTATTCACTCATTTTCTTCCTCTAAATATTTTTGTTCTTTTACAATTTTTACAAATAACTTTTCTTTTGTCTTTTGTAATAAATTTTTTCTGATGTAAGTATAGCATAGAATCCACAAGTGCTTATTACTACTTCTGTAATATGAGAGATTTTCTTGTGATAATGTGTTTCTAAATTTAACTTCATCTTCTTTTCCTTCCAAACGGCATCCTATTCTTTATTGACATCATTCCCAATAATTTGGTCACTTGTTTCCACCCCGATTCAGATAGATTGTCTCGTTTTAATTTGAATATTTTGGTTCCTTCCATTGGCAAACTCACAAGTTTTTGATTTCTATCAAATATAGCTTTACCATTCGACGATATAATTGCTTTGTAAACTTTTGAATTTGGATTTAATTCAGCAAGTAAGTATTTAATTGCAGTTATATCTCCAACACCTTTTATCCCCTTAACATTATCAGTAGTGCATCCAGCAAATGATTTCACCAATCCCCACCGAATAGGATGAATCTCATATTGCTTTTTGAATCTTTGCAGAGTCAGAATCTTACTTGTTTGTGGATTATAAAAAGATACCCAAGGATTAATACACTGATATAAATCTTTATCACTTGATATAATAATGGCTTCATCAAAAGCTATGGCTGATGAAGCCCTAATTTTGTTGGACAATAGCAACTTTTCACAAATAGAAGCTATCACATCATCACTCTCGTATCCTTTCTGAACAAATATATTTCTAAATCCAATCATAGGTAAATAGATTGTTCGCAGTCTTTTCATCTGTTCTCGAAATGCCTTGTCAAATTCGATTTCCTCTTTCGTATATTCTTTCTTGTCTCTATTAGCCTTATATTCTGGATAAATCTTCTTACGTTTGCTATATTTACTATCCCAACAAAATACGAAATTGGAGGTATTAAATAAATCCTGGAATCCTGATAATGATTTTAGAAATCCATATATTACGCCAGTAGCATTTCCTTCATAACTCAGGTCACCCATAGTATGCTTTGCTCTGTGGCATAAGAAATTACAATCAAGAAGTAGATATTTTTCACCCATTATTTATTATTTTCTTCCACTTTGATAGCAATAATATTGGTTTTCTTCTTCTGGGACTTCACTTTCTTTTTGGTTTTCTTCAATGGCTCGCTCTCCTTTAGCAATCGTCTATCGAAAGCTCAAGTCGGTTTCGTGTCAAATTGTATTTTACGTCTTTAACTTGATGAAAACTTATGCAGGTTTTTTCTTTCTGAACCCACGTAACAACAACATCAGCATTTTTATCGACCTGTTTTATTAGTCTGTAAAACTCTTCTTTAGTCATATTTATTCTCCTTCAATGGCTCTTCTTCTCCCATTCTCCACATCCAGATGAATTACGGGTAATAGGCCACTTCCAGTCTACAAAACCTGTCCCTGCTCCACATATCATTCTTGGTGCGTATCTACGACATTCTCCATCTCCGCAAGGTTGGTATTTTCTTATCCACCATTTACAACTTTCACATAATTCCATTTTATTCTCCTTCAATAGCTCACTATCTTTATCCCGCCAGTGGGAAAGCCCAAAATGAAAGTTACTATGGTCAGAATTATGCACACCACGATTACTTGTGCTGAAAATTTCTGTTTGTCATTCATTCTCTTGTCCTATACAAAAACCTATCTATTATCTTATGCAACTTCTCCTCTGCTTTTGGGTGCGAAGGAGTTATGCCGAATATGGTTGTATGCGGGTCAATGAATTGATTTAATTGATGACTAAGGCGAAATCGCTCGCCCCGGGCGCCATCGTCTTGGATTCTATCGTGGGTTCGTTGACTCATTTGGCTTGCTCCAATAGATTTTGGTGTTGATGGATGTTGCCGATGATTTCATAAACATTTTTGTCTTGGTTTTGTTGGTCTTGGTAAATCCAACATATATCGCTTAAATCTATTACTATTGTTAAGTTTCCTCTCGTTGGCGATATTTGATGGTCTAAAACTATATCCCCCTCATATATCTCTTTGCCGTTCTTGTCCTTGAGGCCGACCTGTTGACCTACTGTTTCAGTGATGACTTCGACTTCTTGAAAATCATCATCTTCATCTAACCAGCGAATATGCGAGCCAATATTTCTATACCCTAATGAAGCAACCCAACTTTCTGAATACCACCCATACATCCACTTGCCTTCTTTGGTTAAGCCTCTATATAGTCTCATCTGCATCTCCTTTTCGGCTATTCTTTCCTTCAAACCTTTAGGCAAAGTTACAAAACTCTTTCTTCCGAAGTCCATTATGGTCATTGGTATCGCCATAATTCTAATCCTATAAATGCGGCAGCGCCTTCCGTGGCTGATAAATTGAATCCTTTGCTGTTTTTTTGCCGCCGCGAAAATACCCGTACTCATTCAACCTTTTCATAAGTCGCTTCAAAGATGTCTGGCTTGCAGGGATAGTGATGTATGCCATCCGGTTCTTCAATAATCCAATCACCATCAACTACCTCTGTTTCTTGGCCGTGAATAGTTACTACGATATATATATACCACTTTGCCCGTTCCATATGCCTTTCACCCGCCCTCGTTAATCTTTGGAAAACACCTATTGGCCAAGGTTTTTCACTTTCAAAAAATTGCCCTGTTACTTCTACAACTAATGGTTTTTTCCTATACTTTGCCATTTTCATTATTCCTTGTTTTTTGATTTATATTTATTATTGCTACGGGATGGCTTTGAATGCCAAATCGGAAATCTCCCACATAAGGTAATTCCATTTCTATTGTATTGCCTCGTTCACACATTTTAATCCTTTCTTGGCTCGCTCACAAGTTTTCTTTTTATAAACTCTACTTCTACCAACATAAAAAAGTGGTCTAACCAAGCGGGACATCTTCCTTTTTGTTTGGGTGACCTATTACAATACTGACATCTGGTTTTCAGTATCTTTATATAACAATGGCCATTTGTTGCCTTACTTGTAAGTCAACACTTTTTAGTATCTTCTTATATTCATTGTTGGTTATCATCATTTATCCTTTCTTGGCTTGCTCGAAGCCACAACGACAATCTCTTTTATTATTTGTTGCGATTGCAAGGCAACCTGATTTGTGGTCGCCAAATTCGATTAAATAAGTCTCAAGCTCTTCGATTCGCTCCTCAATCTTAGCCACAACCTCATTATGTGCCTTAACAAATACTTTTGCAGCAAGACTATCAAATGTTCCCTCAACTGCCGTCTCGTCAGGTACATCTTTATCCGGGCTGTCAAAAATACGAAATGTTTTGAAATACCACATATTATTTATCCTTTCAGGCTTTGCTCAACTTGTTTGGCCTCTTCTGTGTGGTGATACCCCAAAGCATATTGATTTCCTTTTTTGGCTTCACTATTCTTTCTATTAGTCTCTTTAGTTCTTTTATATACTCCACTTGGCATATAATTACCCTTTATTCGTATCGCTTTTTTCGTTTAATTTTACATTGTTCTTCAATTTCATCCCAAGTATCGCTCACCAATTCTCGTAAATCTTTTTCCAATCCTTCCTTTTCAATACGTCTAATCAACCTCTTCCTTGAACACTTAATACCCAGACCTTTAGCATTTATTGCATTATATGTTGTTTTCTTTTTTGTTATCAGAGTTATTTTTTTCCAATATCCCTCCTCGATAAGGAAATCTACGCAATTTCCAATATCATCAATTCCAAAAGAATGGAAGATAGGAATTATCACTGTACGGTCACGACCTGTTATTCTATTTTTCTTAACCTGTATTTTACAATATACCCCTAATTGACGTTTCTTGTTTTTAACTATTTTTGTGATTTGTCCTGCAATACTTGACCATATTTCAAGACAAGCATAGAATTCTAAGGCGTGCCCACCAGAACGGGTCTTCTTTGATTGGAATGGTAAAGCATTTATTCTATCCCTTGTCTGGTTTATAATAATTAGAATTGAACCACTTTGCAATAAGGATTTACCTATCACCCTGCGAAGCATCGCTGCATTCACTTTGGCTTTGCCATCACCGTAAGAACCCGTTGTTTCTTTCCCTGCTCTACTGGCTTTCTTGGTCTTGTCAAATTTAACTGCTTCCACTTTAGAAGTTAGGCTATCCATCGAATCCAAAATATAAATAAAAGCATGTCCTTGTTTAATAGCATCATCTACATTAAAATAAAAATCCTCAATAGTTGAAGAATAGTTGCTTCCAGTATATTCGTTCCAATGAGGAGGTTCTATTCTACGAAAAACTTCCTTACCAAAAAATCTTTTAATATCCATCAATGCCCCATCCTCAGCGTTATCATAAATGAATCGGTAATTGTCGAAGTTAGGATTGATAGAAGCTTCAGCCAGACAAGTTAGAGATAACCAAGTTTTGCCAGAAATTGAATCACCTACGATAAAATAATACCTACCCTTAGCAAATCCCCTATCGGGAAATCCAGTACAGGCAAGATTTAGGAGTGTACTGCCTGTGGATAAGAAATCCTTACTGGTTAGTTTAACTTCCTTTCTTTTTCTTCTAATTGCTTTTTTAATGTCTTCGGTCCGCATACTTTACCATTTCATATTTTATGATACAATTCTTTCGCTTCCAAATAAGCATTGTGGGCCTGTTTGGCTGTATTAAAAAGTCCTAAATATATCATCTTATTGTTTATTCCTATATAAGCGTGATATTTTTTAGCTGTTTCATTCCAACAATATCCTTTCGTTTTTTTATAATTAAACAGATTTTGTTGGTGGGTAACAATTCGTAAATTTGATTCACGATTATCAAGAGTGTTATGATTTCTATGGTCAGATTCCCGTTTATCACCATAAGTCAATCCAAGAATCTCACGTGCCATTGAAATCTTATACTGCTTACCATTCTTTCTATTACTCATTCTCACTGCATAAAAACTTTTATTGCCTTCAGCCCAAAGTGCAAACCACTTCCATTGATTAAGCCATTTATAATTTTTATTATCTACAATTGCAAATTGGTTTTGTGTTAATTTTATTTGTTTCATTTGACAATCCCTTAATAAAAAATCAGCCAGAGTTGAGACGCAGAATGGGTTTGCACCCGATATGCCTCTGGCTGATTTTAACAGTTGATTGTATTTACTGCGTCTCATATTATATAAGTATATCCCTTTATTAGAGATTGTCAAATAAATTATTATTTTATTTCCGTTTATTTTTTACTACGCCAATCACCAGCATATAAACTTTTCAAAAAATGGTGGGCAACTACCAGACGATTTGGAAGCGGATGACTTCCGTAAATAAATTGACTGCAGGAGTTAGCTGCCCACCGGATTGCCAATTTCTACTCAACTGCATCACATTTGTCCCATTTTGGACAGTCTTCACATTCTGGCAGTTCATCGGTATCCTCACCGAATGTTCCACCGCCAGGACATTTATTCTTTTTACTACCTTTCTTATTCTTTTTGTCCTTACCTTTTTTCTTCTTTGCTGTTTTCTTAGATTTTTTCTTCTTGGATTCTTCTTCTTCCTCCTCTCCATCCTCTTCATCGTCAAAATCTCCGTCTTCATCATCTTCGTCTACATCTACGTCGTTCTCTTCATCTTCACCATTGTTGTTGTCATCTTCGTCCTCGTCCTCATCCTTGCCTTTCTTCTCCTTAGACTTCTTTTTCTTAGGCTTTTCATCATCTTCATCTGCTGTTTGGAGAAAGATTTCCTTCAGTTCGTCATAATCCTTAATTATGAGAATATCATCAAGGCAAGTCGTTTCTTCCAAAATGTCCTCATCATAATCTTCTTTACGTGGTTTGAAATTAACAGATACAACTCCAAACCAAGAAGCTTTGCCAGAATGACCTTCTTCAATCCCCAACTTCAGAGTAAATCCATCTTCCAATTCAGCAAACTTTTCATATTTGTCATCTTCGTCAGATTCCCTGATCTCCCGGTCAAGCTGTTTGCCGAATAAATGAAAAGATATTTCCCAAATCTGTACACCTTTACTTCTGTTCTTGGTGTCAATGACATTGAAAAGCTGTCGTTCTTTTGGAGCCAAATCTTTGATAAGGTCTTCATCTGCATCAGGGTCTTTTGCCAGTTTCGAGCGAAATTCACAAATTGGACATTTCTCCCCACACGTCTTGCTGAGACAGACATATGCGGTTTCGTCAACGCCAATACTACGATGGACAAAATATGTTCTTTCGTAATGAAGCGTCCCTGGGTCAGCATAAGGATTATCTTCACCAACCTCATAAGGGATAATATCCAACTTGACGGATTTCTCACTTTTCAATGCAAACAATTCTTTGTCTTCAGGTATTTCAAATGCAGTATTTTCATATCCAGTCTTGTGTGTTTCAGCCCTACGTTTGGCTGCTTCTGCTGTGCCTCTTTTTTTCTTTTTGTCTTTCTTCTTTCTCTTTGACATCCTTGTTCTCCTAATTAAATTTTTCTATTTTACGTTTCTTATCACCTATGGTAGTAACATCAATTCTTCTTTTGGCTGCCTCCTTTCCTCTGTAGAATCCTGCCACACCCCATTTCACACAAAGGAAGGCAAGGATTGGAACCACAATAATTAGCCCCAATACTAATAATATCCATTTAAGAATTCCCACGGTCTCTCCTTCATTCCTTTCCTGCTTTCTTCTTAGGTTTACGCAATCTCTTCTTCTCTAACATATCCACAACCTCTTTTATTTCGCTTGATGCTACATAAGGAGTTGCGAAGTAAGATTGTCCGTGTAATGTAACAGCCTCACTTAACATTCTTTTACGATGTTCAAAGGCATTGACATATATTTGAAGTGTGGATACCAAGTCCTGAGCATCGGAATAGATTCGAAAAGCCTCTTTGTATTTAATTCTCGTGAGGACCGTATTGGAAATCATAGCCACTGTAGGTTTATCCTTAAGTTTATATTTCGCTGGTTTCCTCCCGATTTTCAAACTCAGTTCGGCAACCACTAAATCAAGTTTTGCTTTCTCTTGATTTAATTTTTCTTTGGCCTTCTTTAATTCTTTGTTGTATTGGACAAACAAAAATGAATGTTCGGCTATCTGCTCTTCCAGTTTATTCAGGTCTATGTAAAAGAGGTCGAATTCTTCTTCTATGTTCATTTTACTTTTCTCCTTCGTGTCCCTGTAATTTCTTTGATTTCAACCGGGATTATTTCATCATCCACACAACCTTCTTCTGATACCAATGCTACTTTTTGAGTTCTGTAGATATTCGTAATTGGCATTGGCCATATGTTTGTTCCATATCCGTGATGATAGCCACCTTTTTTACATTTGATTACCCAAGCTTTCATTTTCCTATCCTTTCAAAGAATAATGCTTCTATCTGGTTTCCTCTATTTTATAGGCTTTATCCTTGTAATTGAATATACCAGCTTTAATACGATTTCTTGTCTCTTTTTCGTGATACTCATTTGAACACAAAAGTCCAAAGAAGAATCCCAAAAGAAATAAGAATACTCCTAATATTGTGAAAATAATATTCATTTTATATCCTTTCAGAAACACAGTTTTAACTTTTTGGAACAAAAGCTTTGTTGAGAATATCATCTATTGAATCATCAAGAACTGCGTTAGATAAAATTTTCAATTCTCTTCGTGTCAATTTTGTCCTCAAAATAGCTTGGAGATTCAAGCCTTTATCTTTTTCTGTATTACATTCTGTATT